TAGAAAGCGGACTTGCAGAAGCTGATTGCACAGGACAGGTAGTATGGGATGATGAAACTATGTCTTTTCAAGTAACAAACAGACTTTCGGCTGAAAGCTATGAGGTTTTAGATGAATGTAGTGTTATCGGCAACATATTTGATAATCCAGAGTTATTAGAAAGTGAGAGATAATATGAAAAAGAGTGAAGCAATTAAGGAATTGCATAAAATAAGACCTAGAGGCGGTATTATACCACAAAAGAGAGCGGAGGCTTTAGATGTAGCAATACAGGCATTAGAAAATCAAATAAAAATAAACGATGCATTTAATAAATGGAAAGAAGATACAAAGGAATGCGAAAACGTAGCAGAGAGGTATGCAGACTGTGACGAATTTGTTTGTTCAAAATGTGGCATTCATTTAATGGAGTGGGTGAAAGTAAGTATTGATGAAGATTATGATGATGAAATACATTCAGAGTATGTATTTAGGTATTGTCCTAATTGTGGGGCAAAGATAAAGGCAGGTGATTAGATGGCGTGCATATTAGGAATTGAAGCACCCTGCGACGAATGCAGAATGTGCGAGAGTGTACAAGCTGGAGACAGCAAAGAAAAATAAAAGCAGCAGAACATTGACAATTGAATATTGGTAGTTGGAATGGTATAATTTTTTTATCACCCAAAGGAGAAAATGAAATGATAGGAAAAAGTTTGTCAGGAATAGATGAATGTTATGTTTGTGGGAAAATCCTAAAATGGACTAAAGTAGCTGATGCTGAAAGGGGAAGTATGGTTGTATACGAAGTCCCTGAGCTGAAAGCTAATGCGTTTGCCATTGGAAAAAATGATGATGGAAGTATAGAATTTGAGATAGAGTGCACATGTCCCAAGTGCAGGACTATAAATAAATTTTATAAAGAATTTGTCGTGTAAGGAGTAAAAATGAATTGGAATGTAATTACAACCCCTTTAATAACTATAACAACAGGCGTTGCTGTATTTGTTATAGGTCAAGTTATCTTGGAATGTTATGTGAAACCTTTGCAAGAGTATCATAAAATAAAGGCAGAAGTTAGTTATTTGCTGGTATTATATGCAAATGTATTTATGAATCCAGAAATTATTGGAGTAAATAAAAAATTTGAATTCACGTTAGAAGAAAATGAACGAAGAAAAAAAGCTGGAAACGAACTAAGAGAGGCGGCAGCGATTTTAGTTGGATTCAAGCAGCAAAAACCATTTTTTGTTAGGAAAGATAATGTCGAAAAGGCGAGTAGTGGTCTTATGGGATTATCCAATGGATTGTATGTAAGTGCAAGAAATGAGGATAAGCGCATAGAACAAAATGGAATATTTGCTCAGGAAATTAAAGAGGCTTTGCATTTGAAATAAACTTAAAAAGCCAACTACCAATATTCGGTTATTCGGTGGTTGGTTTTTTTATGCCTGGAAGGAGAGTGAGCAGTGATAATATCATACATACTTTTGTTAATAAATGCAGTATTTCTAGGATATTGCATGTATAAGTTAGGACAGGAAGAGTACAAAGAGGAGGAAAAGAAAAACAGTGGAAATGACAGCAAAGGAGTATCTTAATCAGGTAAGGAATCTTGAATCAAAAATGAAGATGCTTAAAGAAGAGATAGACACATTGAGAGAAATGGTGGTAAGTACCGGTGCAGTTCAGCAGCAAGAGAGAGTAATGTCTTCTGGAGCACAGGACAAGATGGCTGAGACAATATGCAAGATAAACGAAAAGGAAGATGATTGGAACAATCTTATGCGTGAATTTGCTTTAGCTAGAGCAGAGGTAATTATTAGCATACAGAAGTTAAACAACACTGACTACGAGCAGATTTTGTACAAGCGGTACTGCCAGAGCAAGAAGTGGGAAGAGATTGCAATGGAAATGAACTATAGTTATAGATGGATTCTAAAGTTACATGGCAGAGCTTTGGAAGAGTTTAGAAAAATTAACAAATTAGCATAGTTCACAATAGGACATATTAGTTCACATTACATAATGCTATAATGGTATTGTGTTAAGAATGGTTGATGTTTTAATTTTTTCATTCCCCCATAAGATAATTAGTATAGTTCGGAAAAGGCACCTTAGGGTGTCTTTTTTCGTGGGAGAAGTATTAATTGACAAAGTATAGAAAAGATGTGAAGATTATAGATGAGGGAAGTAGTTTACGAGTGAGAACAATGGGTGCAACCAAACAATGCACCAGTGCAAAAAGACCAGCCAATAGGTTGTGAGTACACAGGTGAGGTTGTGACAGAGGAGGCGGTTGAAATCCGTCCGCCCTTATAAATAGAGCTTTTGCAATTAAGCAAGGCTCTATTTTTTATACACAAAAGTAAGAGAGGTGGTGTTGTGAGCAATGAATTAAAAAAATATGAACAGGCAGAAACAGACTATATGAATGGTCTTAAATATAAAGAGATAGCAGATAAATATGGTGTATCAATTAGCACAGTAAAATCTTGGAAGACAAGGTACAACTGGAACCGAAAAAGGCAAAAAAGTACGCGTACAAAAAAGGAAAAAGTACGCATACAAAATACTACCTCTTTTGATGAAGTTGAGCAGGTAGTTAAAGATGGTAATCTGACAGATGAACAGAGATTATTTTGCATATATTATGTTCGCTGTTTCAATGCAACCAAGGCATATATGAAAGCCTATGGTGTTAAGTATAATGTTGCAGCAGTCTCAGGCTGCAGATTGTTGCAAAAGGAAAAGATAAGAAATTGTATAACAGAGTTAAAGCAAAACCGATTAAACAGAGAAATGCTGTCAGAGGAAGACATATTTCAAAAATACATGGATATTGCTTTTGCTGACATAACCGACTATGTAACCTTTGGTCAGGAAGAAACAGATGTTATTGGTGCATTTGGTCCTGTAAAGATTAAGGATGAAGATGGCAACGAGAAAGTATTAAGACAGAAACTAAATGTTGTTAAGTTTAAAAACTCTGATGAAGTAGATGGTACTTTAATATCAGACATTAATTTGAAGAATTCATCAGTAAAGCTTTTAGACAGAATGAAGGCCCTTGATTGGCTGGCAAGTCATATGGATATAGCAACATCTGAACAAAGAGCAAGAATAGAGCTTCTTAATGTTCAAGTGGATAGAGCAACAGGCAAGGCAAATGAAGATGAATTATCAAGAGTAGATGAATTGTTAATGCAGATTAAGAAGCAGGCAGGTGATGTTGATGGTTCTAAGTGATAAACAGATGGAGTTTGTTAAGAACGCACATCACAGATATAACATTAAGACCGTGGCAACACGTTCCGGTAAATCCTATATGGATAACCTATATACCATACCATCAAGAATCAGAGATAGAGTAGGCAAGGATGGACTTAATGCAATCATAGGAGTTTCAAAAGGAACTATTGAAAGAAATGTTTTGCAACCAATGAGAGAAATATATGGTCCTAAACTAATTGGGGATATAGGTTCAAATAACATTGTAAGTATCTTTGGAGATTATGCTTACTGTCTTGGTGCTGAAAAAGTAAGTCAGGTATCAAAACTTAGAGGTTCATCCCTTAAATATGTTTATGGTGATGAAGTTGCAGAGTGGAACAAAGAAGTATTTGAGTTATTAAAATCACGTATGGATAAGCCATACAGTTGTTTTGATGGTGCATGCAACCCTGATAATCCCAGCCATTGGTTTAAGAAGTTTCTTGATTCTGATGCAGATATATATTGCCAGCAATACACAATATTTGACAATCCTTTTTTACCAAAGGAGTTTGTTGAAAATCTGTGCAATGAATATAAAGGCACTGTTTATTATGACAGATACATAAGAGGTTTGTGGGTTGCAGCAGAAGGGGCAGTATACAAGCTGTTTAATGATGCACAGACACAAATACCTAATCCTTTTAAGGTTTATGAGAAGCCAATAAACATAATGGAAATCAACATAGGTGTTGACTTTGGTGGAAGTGGTTCAGGACATGCGTTTTGTGCCACAGGTTATACAAGGGGCTATATGGATATTGTTCCATTGGCATCTGAATGGGTGGACTGTTCACAGAATGACATAGACCCTGAAAAACTTGGAAAGTTGTTTGTTGACTTCTGTTTAAAGGTATTAAATTTATATGGCTATATAACACATGTGTATTGTGATAGTGCAGAGCAGACATTAATAGCAGGCTTAAGAAGTACAGCAAGAAAGAATGGATTAGGCTGGTTAAGAATAGAAAATGCAATGAAGATACCAATTAATGACAGAATAAGATTTGTTCAGAGAATGATGGGACAAGGCAGATTCAAATACATGGGACAGCATTGCAGGTCATTGGAAGATGCTTTATGTGGAGCATTATGGAATCCAAAGAATTTAACAGAAGATGAACGATTAGATGATGGCACAAGTGACATTGATTCACTAGATGCCTTTGAATATACATTTGAAAGAGATATTAGTAGATTTATCAGATATGAATAGAGGTGTAAGGTATGAGATTTTCAAATATGGTTAGCCAAATAGGCAAGGTATTAAATAATAATTCCGAAGCACCGGTTGATTTATCCTACCTTGCTACAATGGCAGGCCATATTGAATTATGGAGTGCAATGTATGAGGGTAAATCTCCCTGGTTAAAAAAAGGTGATGAAAGTTGTAATCTTCCTGCAAGTATAGCGCAGGAGATAGCAAGATTAGTTACTCTTGAACTTAAAAGCGAGTGTACCGGAAGTGAGAGGGCGGATTACATAAAACCTTATTATGCTAAAGCTTTGGAGAATTTAAAAAAATATGTGGAATATGGCTGTGCCAAAGGTAGTTTAGTGTTTAAACCATATACAACTACAAATGGTTTGGCTGTGCAATACATTCAGGCAGATTGTTTCTTCCCGGTATCTTTTGATGATTCAGGAAACATAACTGACTGTGTTTTTACAGAGCAGTTTAGAAAAAGCAAAAAGATATACACAAGATTGGAAAGAGACATTATAGAAGATGATACTTTAACAATAATTAATATGGCTTTTGTAAGTTCCAACCCTGAAATATTGGGAACACAGGTTGACATTAAAGAAGTTGATAAGTGGAAGATGCTGGAGAATGAAGTCAAGTTCAAGAATGTAAGCAAGTTACCATTTGGCTTTTTTAAAGTACCTTTGGCAAACACAGTAGATTCCGCATCACCAATAGGTGTTTCGGTGTATTCTAAAGCAATTGATTCAATAAGATTGGCAGATGAAAGATATTCGCAGATTGATTGGGAATTTGTTTCAAAGGAAGCAGCAGTGCATATTGCAGAAAGCTTACTTAAATATGATAAGGAAGCAGATAGATATGAATATCCTGGTGGAAAGAATAGATTGTACAGAACTCTTGAATATAGTTCAGGTGCAACAGATAAGCCACTTATGGACACATATTCTCCTGATATAAGAGACCAGAGTTTATATAACGGATTTAACAATCAGTTAAAGCGTGTAGAATTTGATTGTAATTTGGCTTATGGAACACTTTCAGATCCGAACAATGTGGATAAAACAGCAGAAGAAATTAAAACAAGTAAGCAACGTTCTTATTCAATGGTTTCTGATACACAACTTGCTTTACAGAATGCATTGAAAGATTTAATAGATGCTATGGACTTCTGGGTAAGCATATACGGACTGGCTCCTGAAGGAGATATTAATACTTCCTTTGAATGGGATGATAGTATTGTTGTTGATTCAGAAAAAGCACGTTCTACAGACAGAGCAGATGTTGCTATGGGAGCAATGACCTTGGTTGAATACAGAATGAAATGGTATGGCGAGACAGAAGAAGTTGCAATGCAGAAGTTAGCAGGGCAACAAGAGGATGGTGAGACATCAGGAGATGATGAATAGTGTACAAATCAGATGAAATAGACTTATTTCCAAAGAACATTGAAAATATATATTCATGTTTGGAAAATGACATAATGAACGACATTATCAGACGAATTGCAGATACTGGTGAGCTTACAAGGACAGCCGATTGGGAATTAAGCAGGCTGTATAACATGGGAGCCAATAAAATTGACATAAAGAAGCACATACAAGAAGCATTAAATCTAAGCGAAGCTGAAATAAATCTTCTTTATTCAAACACCTTAAAGGAAGGTTATTTGAGAGATGAATCCTTATATCAGGCAGTTGGGCAGGAGTTTATACCATTTGAGGAAAATGTTGAATTGCAACAACTAATAGAAGCCACTAAAGAGCAGACAGCAAAGCAATTAAAGAACATTACTAGGACAATAGGATTTTCAGTAAAACAACCAAATGGTAGGAAAAAATTCAAAACAGTGGACAATTATTTCAAAGATACAATGGACAATGCAGTTATGCATGTGTTAAATGGAACATTTGATTATAACAGCATAATTAAAAGAACAACTGATGAAATGAGTAAAAGTGGTGTCAGAAGTATTAACTATGATTCCGGAATATCCACAAGAATAGATGTGGCTGCAAGAAGAGCAATACTAACAGGAGTAAATCAGGTCACTGGAAAAATAAGTGCTAATAACATGCAGAAACTTAATACAGAATTTGTTGAAACAAGTTGGCATTCCACTGCAAGACCAACACATCAGGTGTGGCAGGGAAGAGTATTCTATTGGGACAGAACAAATCCAAATGCAGAAAAGGAGGAAGATGGTGTTCTTTATAAATCATTTATTAGAGAAACAGGTTATGGTGAAGTTGATGGACTTTGTGGAGCAAACTGTAGACATACGTTTTATCCATTTATTCCGGGCATTTCTGTAAGAACGTATACAGATGAACAGCTTGAAGAATTAAACAAACAGGAAAACGAAAAAAAGGAATACAACGGTAAGGAATACAACAAGTATGAAGCCACGCAGTATCAACGCAGACTTGAAACATTAATGAGAAAATATAGGCAGGACATTAACTTGTTAAAACAATCAGGTTTAAAAGATGATTCAGATGAGGTAATAGCTGCAAAGTGCAAATATCAGACAATGTCACAAAAATATAGTGATTTCTGCAAGAAGATGGGATTGTGTGAACACAGAGACAAAGTTAATGCTGATGGGTTAAAAGATATTGGACATGGAATAAAGAAAAATGAAGCAAATGAATTAAAAAATGGTGCGATAATTGGAGAAAAATCAGGTACAAAGTCTGTTGAAAAAAGCTCTAACTCTGATATAATTAAAAATATAACAATTGATGATTTTGAAGATGCAGCTTTAGGGAAGGAAATACAACAGGAAATCCTAAATGTTATTAATGATAACTGCAAAGATAAGGGAATGTTCTTTAATGAAGTTTCTATTGAAAAGATACCAGATGAAGATGGTAAAAAAGTTTTGTTACAAACAGAGCCATATTTTGGTGGTCAGCGTGTTTTAACAAGATTGAAAATCAATGAAAATGTATTTATGGGCAGAAGTCTTAACGAAATTAATAAACAGATTAATGAATCGCCTAATATAGTGGCAAATAATTTACAAGAAGCAGTTTGGCATGAAAATGGACATGCTAAAACATATTTTAATAAAACGATTGATGAAGTAGAAGAAATTAACAATGAATTAGATAATATACATTTTGATAATTTGTCTCCTACTGCATCACAGAATGGTAGTGAATTAATTGCAGAAGTTGAAGTTTTATTAAAACGTGGAGAAGAAGTTCCTAGAGAAGCAATAGACATATATAAAAGATATATTGGAGGTTAGGTATGCAATGTATTAATACACCATGTGATAGATGTCAAAATAAAAGAAAAGAAATGGTTAATAAATATCATCCTACATGTAATGCATTTCCTGATGGAATACCTTATAAATTTTTAAGGGAAAACAACGTTATGCAAATTAAAGAATGCAATAATGGAATAGGATTTAAAGAGAAAAAATAGATGCCATCTAGTCGGATCTGATCTGACCCCAAAAAGTTAGACAAATTTGAGAGCTAAGCTACAAAGGATTGAAGCCT